CGAACCATGGCACCGATGCGATAAGAAAAAGCCGAACCGCCATTATCGGCGCTATCGATAAACTCCGGTGTTCCGTTTTGTTGATAATCTTGAATGTTAACTGTTATATCATTGAAGATTGCATTGAAATTTATATACGTCGGAGATTTTGCCGCCGGATCAGTCAACAAATTGCGTTGATAATCGAATGTCCAGCCTTGTTCGTAACTGACATAACCGCTCGGATCAGTGTCGGTAGGAATAATTGGCGTCAAACTTCCCGCTTGACCGAACGAAAAGAAATAATATCGTTGTTGCATGATAACCCCTTAACCGTAAGGCGAAAAACCGCCGTTGTTGAAATTTTTATTTGTCGGTCCAAACCCAAAAACCGGGATTGTCGTATCAATTATTGTTTGATCAACCGTCGATGGTCTCGGGATCAAATCAAACTCGGTCAATATGATATTCAACGCATACGGTATTGAAAATTTACATATTAATCGTTGGTTCATATGCAAACCGTCAAGCATGTAACACGCCCCATATGTGGGCACAATTAAGTCTTTTAAAATTTTATTTGTTTCCGGAATAACTCCACGCGCCGTCAATTTTCGATACTGCAACTTCAATATCAATCGCTTTTCAGCGGTAGTAAACCCAATTTCAGCAGTCCCGGTGCTTGAAAAATTATACGGGCCAAAATTCGATTTATTCGTTACATCAAAACCGAACGGCGTCAACGTATTCGGAACCGGCCCTATGATCAGACTAACAGGCAAACCGAGAATGATTGCCCACACTACGCAACCAAAATCATTAGCGGTATCCAAATTGAAAACGTTTGCAAACCAATCTTCCCAAAACTGTTGTTGATTTTCATCATACCAAATTTGTTTGGCTTTTAAAATGCCGGTCAAATTATCGGCATTATTATATTGCCATAGAAGTGCCTTAAGCACGTCAACGGAAAAATCAAA